GACCAAAAAAACTCTTTAAAAGCATTAGATATAAAAATCTGGGGTTTAGCTGTTTTAATTATAAGTGTTCCTGTCCTCAGTCAATGGGTAACCGGGTGATACATGGCTAGTGACCCTTTGCAGGTGGGCGGTATTAGGTGGCCCAATATGATGCAGAAGCCTACGGGCATTGTGGCTGGTGCGGCTAATCCTGCGATGGATCCCACTACGTTAAGCAATTCCCAGATACCCATGGAGTCATCAAAGGTTAGATTCCAGCCCACATCCGTTGATACCACCCCTTCTACTGATGTTACGAAGGGCAGAGCAATAGACACTTACGCGTGAGGATTTATTATGGGTATGTCTACATCAAGGGTAAAAACAGGGCCTACAAAAGCTAAGGTCCAAGTTACTTACATGCGTAAAGGCGGTGCGGCGTCTAGTAAAAGTAAGGGCAGTAAAATCTGCCCTGAAGGAAAGGCGTGGGCAAAGCGAACCTTTGACACGTACCCCTCTGCTTACGCTAATTTGGCGGCTAGTAAATACTGTAAAGACCCTAATTACGCCAAAAAATCCAAAGGTGGCAAAAGAAAAGGAAAATGAGGTATTAAAATGCCTGAAATGACTGTTGCTCAGAAACGAAAAATGATAGCTGAACTGCGTAAAGCCTCTAAATTACACGCCGGTCAAGCAGATCGTTTAGAAAAAACCCTGCCGGGTTCAAAAAAATCTGGAAAAAAAGGCAATGGGCGAACTTAAAAAGTGGCTTGATCAAGATTGGGTTCGCATCGACAGCAGTGGCAACATTGTTGGAGAATGTGGCACGTCCAAAGATAAAAAGCGCCCAGACCGTTGCCTACCTCGTTCTAAAGCAAACAGTTTAAGTAAAGCTGAACGGGCCGCTACAGCTAAAAAAAAGAAGCGTGAAGGGGCTCAAGGTAAACAAGTCGTGTCGAACACTAAAGCGGCTAAGGTCAAAATGGCGGCTAATGGTGGTGAAATACGCAAAAATCACCGGGGCTGTGGTGCAGTCCTGTCTGAACGTCGTAAACGAACTCGTTACACATAGGAGAAGTAAAATGGCTGGTAGTAGAGTTAATTTAGGCAATGGTGCCCCTAGAGGCAGTTCTAGTAAAACGTCCAAGGGCGGCGCAATGAAGAAGTCCAAGGGCGGCGCAATGAAGAAGTCCAAGGGCGGCGCGATCAAAAAGTCCAAAGGCGGCGCAATGATGAAGCCTGCCGACATGAAAGATGGCGCAATGAAGAAGTCCAAGGGTGGCGCAATTAAAAAGTCTAAGGGCGGCGCACTGATGAAGAAAAAGAAGCCTATGGGCGGATGATTGATGGCTCATCTGATAAGCAACATCCCGTATTTTAAATGCTGGGTGCGAAAAGAATTTACATGTGACCACCAGCGATATCATGGTGAGTTTTTACATGCGCTTGCTATAGCGGTAAACACAATTCCAGATAGATCCTTGAGTTTTCAAGTAGTTTTTACTGGAATTACAGACACTTCCGATGACGTTGAGTCAAACGTCCACGGAGGAGCGATGTGGGCACGTATGCCAATACAAGCATTGGTAGCCGATGTGCCTTTAGATGATTGGCCGGAGAGGATGGAGGACCATCTTTGTCAGCCGTGGGATTGCGAATCTATTGATCACAGTGTGGTTGTAATAGATCGCGTTAGCTCAAGTCCGTGGATAGCTAAGGTTAATCATGAGTTCTATGAGGCACGGTATGTTATGACTATTGATTATACCGGAAACACCATTGCCGATTCTCCGGATCAGCATAAACAAAGTCATCTGTTATATCTGACAGAAGGCCCGTGGGCCGGTAATATGGTGGCATTGCCTAATAACCGGGTGCGAGCTACGTCACCCGCTTTGTGGAACACAGGAGAGGGTGCGCCTGATTTTACGCCTAGTCAGTACACACATACGGCGGAGGGGCACAGTAGCTATACAGATCCAAACATTACGTTTGATAATTTGTATTCAAAAGGGGTTGACGAAAATGGCGCTGAAGAAAATACCTAAAGGTAACAAGGGTTTATCAAAGCTACCTACAGAAGTCCGAAACAAGATGGGCTTTATGAAGGATGGTGGCCCGGTAAATGCACACAAGCAGGAAGCTATGAGCCCTTGTCCAAAGCCACGGGTACGAGGTTATAAGTAATGGCCGTATCGGGTTCGACAGACTTTGAGTTAGATGTAAGCGATTACATCGAAGAGGCGTTTGAGCGGTGTGGACTAGAAGTCCGCACGGGTTATGACCTCAAAACGGCAAAAAGGTCGTTGAATCTGATGCTGGGCGATTGGGCCAACCGGGGCTTGAATCAATGGACTATTGAGCAAACAACGGTAACTTTGACTCAGGGCACGGGCAACTACACGCTTGGTGCTTCTACGATTGATGTCTTAGATGCGGTGGTTCGTAGGGATGGCACAGATATTTCTCTAGAAAGAATTAGTCGCAGTGAGTACATCAATATCCCCACTAAAACGACACAAGCGCGTCCTTCGCAGTTTTTTGTAGACCGGCAAATTGACCCCACGCTCAAACTTTGGCCTGTTCCTGAGAACAGCACGGATACAGTGATTATTGACAAGCTTGTGCGGATTGACGATGCCGACACGTTTATTAACACGATGGACATCCCGTTTCGTTTTTATCCTTGTTTAGCGGCGGGACTCGCATATTACCTCGCTATCAAACGTGCTCCAGATCGTGTACAGCTTCTCAAAGCAGTCTACGAGGAAGAGTTTGAGCGAGCGGCATCTGAGGATAGAGATCGTGCTTCGCTCAACATACAGCCGTCTATGGCTTATTTAAGGCTTAGTTGATGGCTAAATTTGCTACAGGAAAACATGCTTACGGCATTTCTGATCGTTCGGGGTTTCGTTACAAACTAAACGAAATGAAACGCGAATGGACGGGCATGTTGGTGGGTCCCGATGAATTTGAGACTAAGCAACCTCAATTACAGCCGCGCAGGACGGGACCTGACCCACAGGCTCTCCTTAACCCCAGACCACAGTCAAAGGACCCGACCGGTGCTTTTTTAGTTAAAACCACAAACGGTATTCGTTACTTGGGTAATGGCAATTGGGCCACAGCCGGTGTGGCAGAGTTACCGTCAGAAATTGATGCAACCGATGCTTTAACTGGCGCGGTAGGTTCAGTTACGGTGACAGTCTCATGAGTTTTACATACGGTGAGCTAAAACAGGCGATACAGGATTATACGGAAAACGACGAAACCACGTTTGTCACAAATATTCCTATTTTTATTCGCAACGCAGAAGAGCGCATACTTAAAAACGTTCAGTTGTCGGAGTTTCGTAAAAACGCGGTGGGTACATCTACTGTCTCAAACAAGTATTTAGATTGCCCAACAGACTTTCTTGCGCCGTTTTCTTTGTCGTTTGAGGTGTCTTCGTCAAAAGTATTTGTTGAATTTAAGGACGTAAACTTTATTCAAGAGTTCAATCCAAACGAAAGCACTACTGGAACACCGCGTTATTACGCGCTTTTCGATAGTTCAAACTTTATTTTGGGGCCAACTCCGGACGCCTCTTTAGTGGCAGAACTTCATTATTACTACCGCCCAGCCAGTTTGACCAGTTTGGCGGATTCGGCTCAGTCGTGGCTTAGTGAAAATGCGCCTTTGGCCCTGCTTTACGGCAGTTTGTTGGAAGCTTATATTTTTATGAAAGGTGAACAGGACGTATTGGGTCTGTACGCCTCTCAATTGCAAAATGCGTTAGCGGGACTAAAACAATTTGGGGAGTCTAAGGAAGTGACCGATCAATACATGACCGGAATGCTAATAAGGCCTAAACAATGAAGTTTGAAGGAGTTACACTATCCTCCGGAATGGTTGAAGTTCAGACCACCCAACATCGTGGCTTCACTCCGGAAGAGGTTGCTGAACGGTGCTTAGACAAGCTTCTCAGTGTTTCGGACACTGCTCCCCCTGCGATTCGGGATCAAGCAATCGCATATAAAGATCATTTACGAGCGGTTCTTGTTTTTTATATGAATGAGGCTGTTCAAAGCGACAGGACAACTGTCGGTAACGCTTTGCTTGATGCGGGGCATAAAGATTTGGCTGAACTTATCAGGAGATTATGACATGGCCTTTTCAGGAAATTTCATGTGTACCAGTTTTAAGCAAGAACTGCTTACTGGCGCTCACAATTTTACAAACGGCGCGCACACCTTCAAGCTGGCAATGTACACCAATAGTGCTTCATTTAATGCGGCAACTACAGCGTATACAACGTCTAATGAGATTAGCGGGACAGGTTACTCAGCCGGGGGCGGAACACTAACCAACGTGACTCCAACCACTTCTGGGACTACTGCTTTGACCGACTTTGCAGACCTCACATTTGGATCTTCAACACTGACGGCGCGTGGAGCACTTATATATAACACAACCACCTCGGGCGGTTCTGGTACGACAGACACCGTAGTGGTGTTAGATTTTGGTGCGGATAAGTCATCCAGTTCGGGTGATTTTACCATTGTATTCCCAGCGGCAGATGCGTCTAACGCTATTATCAGGATTGCATAGTCATGGCTTTAGTCGTAAAAGATCGCGTAAAAGAAACCACCACCTCAACAGGCACTGGTGCGATTTCTTTGGCTGGAGCACAGCCAAATTTTCGCACTTTTGCGTCCGTGTTATCTAATGCAGATACGACGTATTACGCAATCATTGATAATACTAATCTTGCTTTTGAGGTGGGTCTTGGCACTTATGCTACCAGTGGAAACACGATAACTCGCACTACCGTTTTGTCTAGTTCCAATAGCAATAGTGCGGTCAACTTTTCCGCAGGGACGAAAGATGTTCTTTTGACCTACCCTGCTGACAAGGCGGTGTATGAAGAGTCTGACGGCTCTGTCCTGATAGAAAACCTTGAACTTAATGCCAATGCAATTAAGTCCACGGACACCAACGGCAACATTCAGTTGTTCCCAAATGGCACGGGTTTTACTGAGCTATACGGAAACACTAACGCAGGCACCATACGATTTAATTGTGAAAGCAATTCGCATGGCGTTACCGTCCAAGGCCCCGCGCATAGTGCGGCGGCTACATACACGGTTAAGCTACCAGACACGCTGGGGTTGACGCAGGCTTCGGGAATTGTCACTTCGGATGCTAATGGTGTTGTCAGCTTTGACAACGGCACGATTGACGAGTCTACGACAATTACGTCTAGCTCCAATGCGGCGACGATCAATCTTCGCGACGGCAACGTGTTTTTGCATGACCTGACCGAAAATGTGACCTACACATTTAGCAATCCTGCCGCGTCTGGTAGGGCTTCTGCCTTTGTCCTGAAGATCATTCAAGATTCTTCTGCTAGGACAATCACATGGCCCGCCAGTGTTGATTGGGCGGCGGCGACTGCGCCTACTATTACCGCAACCAACAACGGCGTCGATGTCTTTGTATTCCTAACTATCGACGGTGGAACAACCTACTATGGCTTTACTGCCGGACAGGCGTTCGGATAATGAGTAATGCCGCATTAAAAGTACTTGCAGGCGCTGGTGCTACAGGAGATCCGGTTTACGTTGACGATCTGTTTTCGACGTTTTTGTACAAGGGTAATGGTGCTGGGCAGACAATTGTAAACGGCATTGCATTAGGGGATAGCCCTGAAAATGGCACTTTCCTTCAAATAACAGGAGATGGCTCTATTGCAGACGTATCTCCTTTTGGCCAAACACTTACCTCGTCAGCCACAATTACCACCAGCAGTAGTGTAAAGAAATTTGGAAGCGGGTCTGTACATTTTGCATATGACGCCAGCACCTACCCTACAATAACCGCACCCGTTCAAGACTTTAATAACGTAAATACTGCCCCACAAGGCACCGAAGACTTTACTATAGAGGGTTGGATTTATCACAGTGATGTTAGTCAGTCGTACCGTGCGATATATTCGACAGGCTTGCAAATCCAAATTTACATCCATTCAAGCAACATTATTGTATATCTTAGCTCTTCTACCAGTGCCAGTTATTTTGTAAACGGGTCAGGTGGCCCCGCTAATTCCTTATCTGACAATACATGGGCGCACTTTGCTCTTGTAAGAAACGGAAACACTTTTACTGTTTACGTTAACGGTGTGGGCGGTTCCTCGGTTACGGCAACTAATGGTATAGCCGAGCCTTCGCGTAGCCTTATAGGTGGTTATACAACGACACAATTTGGTTTAGTGTCAGGCTCGGGTGAAAACGCTTACTTAGACGATTTTAGAATTACTAGGGGTCGCGCTGTATACACCGCTAACTTTACACCCCCCTCCGCCGCACTTCCTTTAGATACTCAGGTAACGGGCGAGGGTGGTTTAGTATGGATGAAGTCTAGAACCCATGCCGGAAATTATAACCTAGTTGATACCGAAAGGGGCAAGGCTTACACGTTAGAGTCTGATGGCAGTGGTGCTCAAGGTTACTCAGATACCCAATTTGCGTTCCGTAAGGACGGGTTCACAATAAACAATGTTTCTGCGTGGGACATAAATCAAAACAACCAAGACTATGTTAGCTGGACTTGGCGCAAGCAAGAAAAATTTTTCGACATTGTAGAGTATGCGGGGCAAAACGGACACACGCAGTCTCATAATTTAGGCTCCGTTCCCGGCATGATTATCGTTAAAGACAAGAGCTTAAATAGCTGGGTTGTATGGCACAGAAGTGTGTCGAACGGTTATTTCTACCTTGATCGCAGTGATGCCGCGTCAACCGGGTTTCAACCAATTAGCAGTGTAACTAGCACGAGTTTTACGCTAGCGGATTGGTCACCTGTTAGTAATAACGGAAGAAACTATGTGGCTTATGTATTTGGCCATGACGAGCAAGTCTTTGGCGAAAATTCCGACGAAGCGATTATTAAGTGTGATATCTATACGGGTAACGGCAGTAGCACTGGCCCGACTGTTGATCTTGGGTTTGAACCTCAGTGGTTACTTGTAAAGGCCGCAACGGCTTCCAGTCAGTATTGGGGAATATATGATGTAATGCGGGGAATGACCACCGCCGGTAATACCGCGTACCTAACCCCTAACCATGCAGATACCGAGTATTCAAATCAAGGTTGGATTGACATAACGCCGACAGGATTCCAGATAACTAACTCCGACAGCTTTGTTAACGAGAACGGCGATACCTACATCTACGTCGCTATCCGCAGACCCCACAAGCCAGCAGAAGAGTTTGCGGCTACTGAGTTGCTTGGGATAGATAACAATACAGGTCAGACGGGAATTAATACTGGAAACTTTAATGATTTTGGTTTTGCAGGAAAACGCACAACATCTGATAAGTGGTATGTCGGCTCAAGGCTGACTCAAGGAAATTATTTAAATTTTACTAACACCAACGCTGAAAGTAGTAGTTATGTTTGGAATTGGGATCAAATGGAGGGGTTCTTTTCAAAGCCCGGAAGCTGGAACGGATACATAGGTTATGGATTCCGCAGAGCACCGGGTTTCTTTGATGTTGTAACTTATACGGGTAACCAAACGGCAAGGCAAATACCGCACAACTTAGGCGTAGTGCCAGAATTGATGATCGTAAAGTGCCGTAGCCAAGTTAGAAGTTGGGCAGTTTATGCCGGATCTCAAGGTAACACTAAGGTTAATCCATTAGACCTTAATGCTTTTTCTGCGGACACGTCTTCTTGGAATAACACATCTCCAACCAGCACTCATTTTACCGTTGGTGACGGCGCTACTACCAACTTTAATCCTGAGCCAATGGTTGCTTACCTATTTGCTTCAGTGCCCGGCATATCAAAGATTGGTAGCTACACAGCAACGGGCAGTAACATAAACGTGGATTGCGGCTTTACCAACGGCGCTAGGTTTGTGGTGATTAAGTGGGCAAACGATGTCAGCAATTGGTACTTGTGGGATTCTGTGCGCGGCATTGTAGCTGGCACTGATCCTTATCTTAGACTCGACACCACCAATAACGAAGTCACAACCTCAGATTGGATAGACCCGCTTTCAAGTGGTTTTACTGTCACAAATGCGGCCGGCAATGATGTGAACAATTCTGGCGGCACTTACATATTTTTTGCAATCGCATAGGAGAATCGACTATGCCTGAATATCGAAATCGAACAAGCGGTGACATTAAAACGGACGCTGAGTTGAAAGCTGAAAACAAGAATATGAGCTTCCCAAAAGTCTGGAATGAAAGCACATTTGACGCCTTGAATGTCGATCCAGTACTAGAAACACCTAAGCCAGCGCCTTCTGGTGACTACAAAGTTGTCGTACGCAATGGTGCGGTTCAAGATGACAATGACAATTGGGTGTACGCATGGACTGAGCAGGAGATGTTCACTGAGTACACCGAAACTGATGATGAGGGCAACGAAACTACTGTAACCGTACAGGCTCAGAAGGACGCTTACGATGCGGCAAATATCGCTACCTTAGCGGCCTCAGAACGGATTAAACGGGACGATTTGCTTAAAGCCACTGATCACTATGGTTTGTCTGATGTCACCATGTCGGATGCAATGAAAACGTATCGGCAGGCTTTGCGGGACGTACCACAACAGACAGATTTTCCCAGCACGATTACATGGCCTGAAAAGCCGTAAAATGTGGGAATCACATGAAAAGATTATTGATTATCACTGCGTGTTTTTTGTGGCCCGCCTACTCATTAGGTGATGAGACGACGACGAATATAAACACAACATCGTCAGCCACAAGCACCTCAACCAATGCGAATACCAACAATAACGTAAATACGACGACCTATACGGGCACGTCTACGAACGCTAACGTCAACACAAACACAAATGTTAACACGTCAGTCATTGACTCGACTTCAAACGCGATTAATAACAACACCAACCTCAATCAAAATATTAACAGCACCAATTACAATGGGTTGATCCGAAACATAAACAACACCAACTCAACTAATAACAATACCAATGTCAACACAAACACCAATAACAACACCAATACCAACAACAATACCTCGGTTAGTACTGCTACGAACATTAATCAGAATACGAGCACTAGCAACAGTGTTAGCTTGTCAACGTCTGACACAACTATTAATCAGACGAGTGACTCTAGGTCAGAGGTGAACTCAAACAATAACAACGTAAACACGAACAACAGTAATTCAACTAGCACTTCGACTAGCGACTCAACTCAAAGAATTACGCAGGATATAAACTCGCCGCCGCCCAGTGCGATAGCCCCATCGATTGGCAGTAGCTACAGCCAAGACCTATGTACCACCGGGATATCTGGTGCGGTGCAGACGCAGATCCTTGGGTTTTCAACCGGGAAGTCTGTGCGAGATAAGAACTGCGAGCGAATTAAGCTCAGCAAAACCCTTTACGACATGGGTATGCGCGTAGCCGCTGTGAGCCTTATGTGTCAAGACTATCGGGTTTGGTCAAGCATGATGGATGCTGGAACGCCCTGCCCAATTGAGGGCCAGATAGGCGATGAGGCTAAGGCTTTGTGGGAAACCTATCCAGAGCGTGTGCCAACGCCAGAAAGGCGGATGTAACATGAAGCGTCTCGCGAGTGCCTTGCTTCTTTTTTACGCTGGTGCTGGGTACGGTCAGACACTAACGTCTGAAAACCTTCTTAGCCTAACGGAAGCGTCAAATAACGTGGTCTTCAACGCTACGGCGGGCACATACAGATATAGCTTTCAAACGGGTAATGTGACTACGGTTGGTGTGTTGCCTATATATGACCCACTGCAGATCCTGACTCTGAACTGGTCGTTTGAGGCGTTATACAATTGCAACAACTCGATTGGTGGCTTCTGTGCCGATCCAAATGGCATTGAGGATGAGATACAGGCATTTTTAGCTGTAGGCAATGAAGCTGGTGACACTGATGCTAGAGAAGTATTCAACCGGCGAGATTTCAATCAAGAATGGCAGACCTTTAGCGGTGCGGAGGTGTATGACTTTGGTAGCGCCTACGAGGCGGTGAGCTTACGAATTGACGGCATAGACCGAGGTTTCTGGGCTGGAAATTACGGGCCAGCCGTACGAAATCCCTCTGTGGTTGCCATATACACCCCGATAAACACAAATCCCGTTATCTTGCCTGATTGCTCAAATCCTCTTAATGACCCGTCTTGCGCGGGTTATGCGGACGCTCTTGCCGCACAGCAGGTGGTAGTGGTTGAAGAGCCAGCGCCTCCGACTTTTGCGGAGCAGGCCACAAACGTGGTTTTTGGCGATTCTCCTGACGATTTCCTCTATTTAGACCAGCCCGACAGAACGGGCAAGCCTAGAGCACTGAAGCAGGCAGAGCCCCCGCAGGCTTATCAAGATACATCTCAAGAAACTATTATGTTTGGCGACCCTAGTGCGGCCATGCCGCCCTTGGATGGTGAGCCACCTCCTGAAGCTAGACCTCGAATGAACGATGCGCCCCCTGTGGCTGAAGAGCCAGCAGAACTTGTTGAGCCTTTGCCTAGCGTTGAAAAGCAAAGAAAGGTTGAGCCAGCAAAAGAAGATAAGAAACTGAGACAGGCTGAACCAGAAGAAATCATTGCAGAGGTTGCAAGGGTTACAAGGCGTCCAAGACCAGAAGTTATGCAAGTGAGGCAAGAGGTGCCGGTAGAGCCCCCTGCCAAGGAAAAGCAAGTGGTTCCTATGGAGGTGGCGGCGACAACACGCTCAGAGCCTGTTGCGGAGTCTGTTCGCACGATTGCAAGGCCCGCCGTTGATGTGGTTGGAATAGCCCTGTCTCTTGCTAAAGAGCAATCAGCACAATCAACACAATCAAACAAGTTAGGAAGTTCGTCGCAAAAATCAGAGCCAATGCAACAGATAGCGCAGGTCGTTGGTCAGTCGGGCGCTGACAGCTATTGGCAGATGGCGACCGAACAAACCAACGTCAGCCAAACTTTAATACAGCTTTCGCAACAACAACAGTCCGACAGTATGGCCTCCGTTGATGTAGCCCCACCAGCACAGGCGCAATTTGAAGACGACTTTAATGATGCTTTGGCTACAGGGCAAAGTGTTGGTCAGTTTTTAAGCGCACAGCCGCCAGACTTTAGCCGTTTTGAGATTGATGAGCCTACGATCCAAGAGCAGAGAATGGTTCAAAAGGCTACCGTAGCTATTAAAACCATGAGTCAAGCGCAGGTAGAACAAAGTATTGATAATCAGTTGGACACTTTGGCCGATACAGGCGGTTTTACAGATCAATCTGTTGCGGTGTTCTTGATATCCAATAATTCTGACTTCAGTCAATATCAGGACGTAAACCTGTCTGACCGCGACGAATTTTACAAAAACACTCAGGTTTATCCAGACAACGCTCCAAGGGTAGATCCCTTTGGTGTGCTTAGGCTTGGTGGTTCAGACACATATAAGGAACTGGTGGACATCCAATGGCAGAGGTAGAGTTTGCAGGATTAAAGGTTTCGGGCGGTAAATTACTGCTTGCTATACCTTTTTTAGGAAGCATTTTAGCGGCCATGTGGGGCGGTTTTGAGTTGTATCAACGCCTATTGACCGCCGAGCAGGCTGTGACGGAATACGTCTCGCCTGACTTTAGCACCTATGACGAGGCTTTAGCTGTCATTGACACAAAGATGGGTAATGTTGAGTCGTTGACTACTGCTCTTGAGAGGGAGTTGGATCGGCTACAGGCTGATATAGACGTTGTGGAGTCAATCGCAAGGAGCACAGATGACACCGTTGCTGAAGCCACCAGAGAGCTTCGCGACGACGTTTACGCTCTTGAAGAACGGGTCAATGACAGTCTAAGAGATATAAATAATGAACTAAGAACTATGCGAGACGATTTAGAGGAGCGCATAGAAAGGATTTTAGATAACCC